AGCCGGCGACGGCGGCGACCACGCACGCCACGGTCCAGGGACCGAGCGCGTGGAGGATGCTGGCGATGCCCTCCGCGTGCGGCGCGATCGCGGCCGCGGCCTCGAGCACCGCCGTGGTGCCGATCGCAGCGGCAGCGGTGCCGGCCGCCGCCTTGGCCGTGCCGCTGTGCGCCAGCCCAGGCTGCACCAGCCCGGCCATGCGCAGCCCCTCGGTGAGGGTGGCGTCATCGTAGGGCTGGCCGCCGAGCTCGACCGCGATGATCGCCTCGACCAGCGCCCGCATGGTGGCCGGCGCGTGCACGTCGATCGTCGCGTCGCGCCCCACGCCCATCCGCCGCGCCACCGCGGTCACATAGGCCTCCGTCGGGTTCTCGTGGCCCGGCGCGAAGCGGTTGATGATCGCGCGCACCGTGCGCAGCCCGTGCCGGTCCTGGTAGGCCTGGAGCAGCACCGCCAGCGCGCGGATGCCGTGCTCATGGCTGACGAACCGGCAGAACCGGCCATCGCTCGGTGGATCATCGAGCCCGAGCCATTTGTTCGCCGGGCTGTGCTCGATGTTGCCCGGGTTGCGGTTGCGATAGCCGCGGCTCTTGCGGGGATCAGGTCGGCTCATGGCTCTCTCCGGCAGAACACGCGCCACGCCACGCCGAGCGCGTCACGCTCGGCATGGGTGACGACGAGGGTGTCGGGCCCAAGGGCGAAGCTGTCCCCCGCGGCGAGGTCGGGGACGTCCGCCACCGCGGCGGTGAGCACGTCGGTCGCCTGGATCACCGCGGCGTCGAACGCGCCCGCCACCCGGTCGGGCGACGACCGCACCACGCGCACGGCGACGGGCGGCGCAGTGCCGCCCTGCCGCCACTCCGCCGTGGCCCCGACGTGCGGATCGGCGAGCAGATCGCGCACCGCCGCAGCGAAGACGTCCACCTCAGTTCGAGGAGAAGATCCGCACGGCGAGGCGGGGCCGCTTGTTGATCGGCAGGATCGAGGCCTCGGTCTTGACGTCGATCCCCGAGCCGTCGCGCCGCGGCAGCTGGCGCGCATAGATCGGCAGGCCGACCGTGTTCACCGTCTCGATCAGGTTCGCCGGCGCGCCGTAGGTGACGAAGGTGTCGAGCGTGCCGAGCGGGAACGCGATGCCCTCGCCCGCCGGAACGAGCTTCTCGGTGCCGCCCGTGGAGAGCGTCACCGTGGCGTTGTACTCCTCGAACACCACGCCGGAGAACGGGAAGCGCCGGCGCGTATCCTCGCGCAGCGGCTGCGCGCCCGTGGACGCGTAGTACTTGTACGCCTCCTCGACCTTGGCATGGCCGATCAGACGATCGAAGAACTCGGGGCTGACCAGCGCGTGCACGCCGGTCATGGTCTCGCCCTTCAGCTCCTCCTCGACCAGGCGCAGCAGGGTCCGCACCTTGGCCTGCACGCTGGTCGTCGCGGTGCCGAGCAGGAAGTCCACCGCGAGCTGGGTCAGGCCGAACTCGGTGAAGTAGTTGTAGAGCGTCACCCCGGCGCCGTCCTTGACGATGCCGCGCAGCGCGTTGACCTCCATGTACTCGCGCGTCTGCGCGTGCTTCACGCGCATCCGCGTCAGCTTGCGCTCCATCACGGTGGCGAGCGGGTCGGCCGCGTCGGCCACGCCGAAGCCGCGCACGCCCTGGATGTCCTGGGGGGTGATGACGTCGTCGTGTGGGATCCAGGGCACGGTGAAGGAGCGCATGGAGCGGAGGTCGCGGTTGGCGACCGTGGCGGGGCCGCCGAGCGGCACGGTGGGCAGCAGGTTCAGCACCCCCTCGGCCTGCTCGATGATCACCGAGCGCTGGGTCACACCCTCGAAGCGGAACAGGCCCATCTGCCCGAGCCTTGTGTAGACGTTGGGCAGGATGTTGATGGCCTGGGTCATCTCGGCGAGCGAGTAGCCGCCGGCGTCGAACGGATTGATGATGGCGACCATCGGTCGGCCTCCTGTGCGGGAAACGAAATGCGGCGCCACGAGGGCGCCGCTGGTGATCGGAGCGGAGAGGGTTGGGTTACGCGGTGTCGCGCGGGACGATGCCGGCGGCGCTGAGCTGGGCGTGCTTGGTGGCGATCTCGGCCGGCTGGTCGACCGAGGGGTCGAACACCAGCGCACCCTTGGAGACGATCGCCGGCCCGCGCGCGACCACCAGGCCGCTGCGGTTCCCGGCGGTGGCATCGACCGCCTCGATCAGCACCGCGACCGCGGTCTCGGCGCCCTCGTCACCGGTCACCGTGGCGGCGGGCGAGAGGCGATGGATGCCGGAGGCGGTGATCCTGCCGAGCACGGCACCGAGCGGATAGTTGGTGCCGCCCTTCAGGGTCACGACCTCGCGGCTGTAGTTGCCGTTGAGCTCGTACTTCAGCAGGTCGCCGAGGGTCGGCGCCATCACCAGAACGGGCATGGGTTGGGTCTCCTGATCAGCTGCGGGCTGCGATGGCGCGCTCGCGCGCACGCCGGACGATCGGGCTTTCGTCGGCACTGCCCGGATCGGGACCCCAACGCGCCTGCGCGTTGGGAACCCGCGTCGGTGCGGCGGCGATCACCGCGCTGGCCTCGGCGCGCGCGGCGAGCGTGTCGAGCACGGACCGGCGCAGCGCGTGGGCGGCGACGCCGCGGCGGATCGCGTCCGCCGCATCGACCGTGACGCCGAGCCGCGCCGCCTGCGCCGCCACCTCGGCGATCTCCGCGGCCGCGGCGCGCGTATCGCCCTCCTGGGGCGGCTCCAGCGCGGCGGGCTGTGCCTCCTGCGGCTCGGCCTGCGGCTCCGCAGCGGCCGTGACGTCGGGATCGGTCGTATCGGGCATGGTCTGTCTCCTGCCTGTGGTCCTGAGGGCGCTGCGACGGATCGGCGGAGCCGCGAGCGTGGTGGTCATGTGACCTCTGGTCGCCTTCAGCTCGGCGAGCGCGGTTTCGACGGTGCCGATGCGATCGGCGAGACCGAGCGCGATCCCCGCGCGGCCGCGATAAATCGCCGCTTCCGTCCCTCGCACCGCCTCGGGCGTCAGGCTGCGATTGCGCGCGACCAGGCCGACGAGCTCGCCGTACAGCGCATCGACGTCCGCCTGGATCGCCGTGCGCGCCGGATCCGAGAGGGGCTGGTGCGGGTTGCCGTCGAGCTTGCGCGCGCCGGCGTGGATGAACGTACAGGCGAGCCCTGCCTTGGCGTCCGAGCCGCTCTGATCGACGTGCGCGGCGACGATGCCGATCGAGCCGACCTCGCCAGTGCGCGGGACGTAGATGCGCTCGGCCGCGCTGGCGATCGCGTAGGCCGCCGAGGTCGCGCTCTCGCTCGCCACCGCCCAGAGCGGCTTGCCCGCGGCCTGGCGGAGAGCGCCCAACCGATCGACCAGATCGAACATCCCGGCGACCTCGCCGCCGGGGGAGTCGATCTCCATCACCACGCCACGCACCGACGGATCGGCCAGCGCAGCCTCGGCCGCATCGCCGACCTCGCCATAGACGGAGGCGCCGAAGAACTCGGTCAGCCAGTCGCCACGCGCGACCAACGGGCCGAGCACCGGCACCACGGCGATGCCGGCGTCGGTGACAGCATAGCCGCGGCCGCGCGTCGCACTCTCGCCGGGAGGAGCAAGCGTCACGCGACTCGCGGCGAGCAGCGTCTCCAATGCGCGCGGCGCGATCGCCAGCGGCCGGCTGGTGAGCCGGAGCAGTGCAACCTCGATGCTCATGCGTGATCCTCAGGCCGGCGGTGCGGCCGTTTCATCTTCAGTCGCCGGGGCGTCCGCGGAAGCGCCATCACCGCTGGCCGGCGCAGGCGCATTCGGCGCGGCTCCGAACACCAGGCCGAGGCGCTGCTCGCGCGCACGGTCCGCGGCAATCTCCGCATCCACCTGCTCGGCGTCGTAGCCGCGCTCGGCAAGCGCCTGGGTGCGGCTCTTCAGCCCCGCCTCGATCTGCTCGATCTCCGCCCGCGCGTCCTTCAGCGGGTCCACCCAGTCCCAGCGCGGCGGCAGCCAGGCACAGGCGACGTACTCCCGGCGCCGCGCCTCGTAGCCGGGCAGATCGAGCGCGCCCGAGACCACGGCCATGTCCATCCAGCGCGTCCAGACGCGCCGGCAGATCTGCCACACCATCACCGCATGCTGATACGCCTCGATGCGCCGGCGGAACTCCAGCAGCGCCAGCCGCGAGTTCGAGTAGTTCGCCTTCAGCATGTCGTTGGAGAGATAGGCGTAGGGCACCCCCAGCGCCGCCGAGACCTGCAAGAGCGTGCGGTACTGGAACGGCTCGTAGGTCTGGCCGACGTCCGCCGGGGCCGAGGTCTGGATCTCCTCGCCGGGCTCCAGCATCACCACCTGGCCCGGCTGCAGATCCATGCTGCGCTCGCCGGTCGCATCGCTCTCGGTGACGTCGAACGGCTCCGCCGGTGCCGGGGTGGTGATGAACAGCGCGTGCATCGCCGCGACCTTCTTCCGGTCGAGCTCGGCGTCGTCGTACTGGTCGAGCAGGAACAGCTTCACGATCCCCGGGGCGAACCGGGAGATGCCACGCAACTGGCCGGCATCGACCGGGTCGATCACGTGGATCACCTCCGATGCCGGCACGCGCGTGGTCTCGCCGGCGACGCCCTGGTCCGTGACGTCGCCGGGATGGCGGCGCAGGAAGTGGTAGGCGACGCGCCGGCCGATGCGGTCGAACTCGATCCCCTGGCGGATCGTGTTCCCGTTCGCAGAACGCTCGTTGCGGTGCAGCGGCAGCATCTCGGAGGGCAGCATCTGGATCTGCAACGGCACCACCAGCCCGTCCTCGGGCCGGCGCGGACGGAAGCGGAGGAACACCTCGCCGGCGATGAACACCTCGCGCGCGGCACGGCGCTGCTGGCCGTAGAAGTCGGTGAAGCCCTCGGCGTCGCTCTCGTCGGTCCAGTCCAGCCACAGCCGCTGCACCGTGGCCTTGAGCGCAGAGTCGGCGATCAAGGACGACGGCTTGATGCCGGCCCCCACCACGTTGCCGGCCCAGGACTCGATGGCGTTGGAGGCATAGCCGTTGTTGCGCACCAGCCAGCGGGCGCGCGCGGTGATGTCCGCGCCGGCGGCGGCGATCAGGGTGTTGAGATGCGCGCGGCTCGGCTGGAAGTGACGCAGCCGGCGGGTCGCCTCGCCGGCCTCGAAGCCGCCGAGCAGCGCGCCGACGCGCCGGCGCCAGCGCGAGAGCGTGGCCAACATCCGGGCCTACAGCCCCTTGCTCGCGGCGGTGCGGACGATCCGCCGCCGCGCGCCGGCAGAGATGTCGGCGATCCGGCGCTCCAGGTCCGCGATCGCTGCCGCCATCTCGGCATCGCTGGCGTAGGTGATGCGGCGGCCGTCGATGTCGACGACGCGCACGCCGCGCCAGCGCGC